AGCCATCCGAACTGTCGCTGTGTCATGGTTCCTGCGACAATGTCCTGGGCAGAGATTACAGGCGATTCATCTATTCCTGATACACGTCCAGAAGTAGCAACACCTGAGCGTATTCTGGCTGGCTTGTCGGAAGCAGAAAAGCTCGCAATCATGGGACCCGCTAGGTTTGAACTTTACAAAAGTGGGAAACCATTACTTGATATGGTGCAAGTAAAAGAAAATCAGGACTGGGGACCAACAACAAATGTATTACCACTCCGTGATATTGGCGGTCCTTTACGTGTACAACCACCAAAGCCACCGAAGACACCAAAGGTAGTTCAAGCCCCTAAACCTGTTGAAGTTGTAACACGACCAATCAATCGAGATCCACAGGCATTGTTGGAAGCTTTTAGAAAAATAGCACCAAGAAGATCTGAAGAAATAAACAAAGATATTGATGCGTACTATGCAGAACGAAATGCTTTTATAGATAGCTATCAAGGTAACCGTTTTGATGGATTAGTTGAGTGGAATAAAAAGAATGCAAAAAGACTTGAGGCATTAAATACCGAAAACGCTAATCAAGATATTACAGATGATATGCGTAAGAAAATGCATCAGTTAATGTTTTCCGATGATCCACTTGAAATCAAAAAAGTGCCATATCAAGACGTTATAGTGCCAGCAGATAAAAGGTTAGATGACAAATATCATAAAGCTTATGATGACTGCATTGATTATGTCGCTAAGTTTATCGATAAAAGAAAATTGTCACTGTCGAATGAAAGTATGCTGATGTCATTTATAAATCTTGACGAGATGCAAATCTTCCTTGATAGAGGTAATTTTGGTGGTTATTGTGAATGGACAGGTGTAGGGAGAATTGCTATCAATGACAAGGACCTTCCACTAAAAACCAAATTTGTACCAACGTTTGAGAAACGTTCATCTTTTCGAACACTTGCACACGAAATGATGCACTGGCTAGATGCTAGAGATCCATCTCTTAGAAAGCGCATCAGTGATTTTTATCAAAAAAGAACAGCTGGAGATGCATGGGAGCCTAGCCCATACGGTGGTCAGTATAAAAAAGATAAATGGGTTGAGCCATATATGGGTCAACGTTATACAGCCTTTGAAGGTATGGGTTATGGACTAGAAGTCCCTACTCGTGGTATTGAATATCTTTTGAGTGATCCACTTAAGTTTGCGGAAGATGACTTTGACCATTTTAGTTTTATGATTACAGATGTATTAGGTACTGGTAAATGAAAGTCATAGTTAGGCTCGATGATGCTCAAATGATTATCGAAAGTCCAGACGTGTATACTCGTCCAAAAATATCTGGCAGCTTGTGGAATGCAATGAAAATCACATCAATTTCTGCATGGCTGGCGTTATATAACCAACCTAGATTCAATAAATACGAAGAGATTGATTTTGCATTAGCGCTTCAAAAAGATCCGCTCATGTCAGTAGAGTTTGTAGAGCCTATAGATGGCTACGAATCTACCAATCAGTACATAGTTTAGCGGTGTGGGATACTTAGCGTATGGACCTGCTAACCGTCTACAGTGATGCTATTAAGTCAGACCGCCTTGGAAGCGTCAAAGGCTATCTTGTGCGCTTTGGCTCTCCTGATGCAACCGACTTAGAGGGTGACTACTTCACCCCTCAAACTGACTTTGGATTCCCCATCAAAGCCGGTCAGCGTGTCCCGTTGAATGTGTATTATCACCACGGCATGGATAAATTTGTAGGCAAGAAGTCCATCGGTACTGGCTACGTCAAGATGGACGAAGCCGGGCTTTGGTACGAAGCACAGTTGGACATGGCAGATTCCTACGGTGAGATGATTGCCAAACTTTGCAAGCAAGGCAAGATGGGTTATTCCTCTGGTGCAGCTGGTCATATGGTCGAGCGCAAGAGCGTAGGCAAGGCAAGCGAGATAACCCGCTGGTGTATCGCTGAGGCAAGCATCACACCTACACCTGCTGAGTACCGCAACAGTGTCAAGAGTTTGGAGGATATGTACAGCATGGAGCCGATGGAAGAAGAAGAGATGGTAATGGCTCCTATGCCTGAGCAATCCCCGGAAGAATACGCTGTGTCGGTCTTTGATGAGTCCGAGAGCGAGATGGTACACGAAGGGCTAGAAGCCTACTACGATGCGCTCTGCGGTGCTATCGAGATGGTAACCGATCAGAGCATGGCAGATGCCATCATTGATGAATTTGCAAAACGTGCAAAGGCTTTGTTCGCCATGCACGGTGTCAAAAGCGTACAGCCTGCATCATTGCGGGGTGTCGAACGTCGGCTGCGGGATGCAGTCGGTCTTAGCCGGTCAAGCGCAAAGCGCCTTGCCCCTGTTGTCTGGGATTCACTGCGGGACGCAGACCAGCCAGAGACGCAACCGGATCTCGTAGTCGAGGCGAAAGCCACTGATGTAAACGAGCGAGCTGAACTGCTTGCCCGTTTGGAGTTGCTAACACAACTATGAATATCGAACAACTACAAGCCAAGCGTGAAGGTTTTCTCGCTTCCGCTCGTGAACTCGCAGCTGGTGATGGAGACCTTGCACAGGTCAAGTCCCTGATGGCTGAGGCAAAGAACATCGAAGAGCGCATTGAGACCATCAAGTCCCTCGGCGTTACCGCTCCTGTTGCTTCTGCTCCTGTAGAAGACAAGCCATGGAAGTCCGGTGGCGTATCAAAGCGCATTACAGACCTTCTCCCCGGTGATACTGCCGAAGAGCGCAACTACAAGGCTTACGCTTGGGGTCAGTGGGCACGTTCCATCATGGGCAACCGCAAGGCTACCGACTGGGTCAAGAACCACATCAAGGCTAACGAAGGCACAGACAGTGCTGGTGGTTACACCGTTCCAGATCCATTGTCCAGCGACCTTATCTACTTGCGTGAACAGTTTGGTATTGCACGTCAAAACTGCCGCATCTACCCGATGTCCAGCGATACGCTCCGTGTACCAAACGCTACTGCATCGACAACTGTCTACTACCCGGGTGAGAACACCGCCATTACCCTCTCGGATATGACCTTTGCACAGGTTAGTTTGACAGCAAAGAAAGCAGCCGTTCTTACGCAGGTTTCCAAGGAACTCGCAGAAGACAGCATCATCGACTTTGGTGCATCCCTTGCCCGTGACATGGCTTATGTCTTGGCTAAGGAAGAAGACCGTGTTGTTTTCAACAACGCTACCGATGCCACCACATCCATTGATGGTTGTCTCTGGGCTGTCTACAATGCTAACGCAACGAAGGCAAACATCGCATCGCTGGTTCAGTTCACGACCGGGCAGACCATCACGTACGCTCCAACGTTGACCAACCTTGCAACGATGGTCGGACGCTTGCCAACCTACGCAGCTAACGCTAAGTGGTATATGCACAAGGAGATCTGGTACAACGCCATCGCTCCTCTGCTCAACGCACTCAGCGGAAACGCTATCCTTGACCTCCAACAGGCATTCGGCGCACAGCCTAAGCTCTTCGGTTACGATGTCGTATTCGTACAGAATATGCAGAAGACCCTTGCAGCTTCTACGCCTTACATCCTGCTTGGTGACCTGTCGGTTGGTACTGCATTCGGTGACCGTCGTTCGGTTACGATTGAAGTATCCGATCAGCAGTACTTCAAGGAAGATGCGCTTGCATTCAAGGCAACCGAGCGTTATGCCTTCTCCGCATTTGACATCGGAAACGTTTCCGGTACAGCATCTGCACGAGTCCCAGGCTCGCTCATCGTTGGTGCATCCTCTGCTACATAATCCTAGCAGACTCGCTACAAAGCCCTCGGCATCACTGCCGGGGGCTTTCTCTTTGTCTAATGCGTGGTAATGCGGTAATGCTCTGTGTGGGATACTTACACTATGTTGACCCGTGCCGAAGCCATTGCACAAGTGAGCCTGTTCGTGGATGCTCAGTCCTACCCGCAACTGTCCACAACCGAGATAGGCTCTATCCTTGATTCCTATTCACGGTTCAGTACATGGACAGCCAGCACGGCTTATGCTGTTGGCGATCGTGTAGTCCCTACTACTCCCAATGGCAGGGTCTATGAGTGCCGTGTAGCCGG